TTCTGGATAATCTCCTGACACTCCCAGCCCAAGTAAAAGCCGCAAAGGAATTCAAAGATGACAATGTATGATAAATCTTTAATGATGCCGCCAGAAAGACAACAATATAGTAAAGGTAAACTGGTTGTTAAGGTTGCAAAATATTTAAAAGATGCTTTTGAAACAGATAAAATATCTGAGGATGCACTAAAAAATGCAACTAAAATACATAAAAATATTGAAGAAAATACTTTTGCGGATGGTACAAAGTTTCCTAAATCTTTTAAAGAAAAAGATAAAAGCATTGCTATTGCAAAAGAATATTGTTTAGATCCTAAAGAAATAGATACTATTGAAAAAGCTTTTTCTTATGGAAGTGGTGGTGGAAAATTAAAAGGAACGCTACTAGAAGATTTAGACTTAACTTTAACTTCTTTAATTACTTCGCCTACACGACGACAGCAAATTGCTGAAGATCTAGGTGGAGCTAAACAAATGAGAGAAGCACGTAAAAAAGCAGGTAAGTACGGATTAGCTGGAGTTGGCGTAGGCTCTTTATTAACTGGTGGAGCTATGTCATCTTGGAACATGGTAAATGATAAGCCTCCTGTAAATGAAAAAGAAGCTTCAGAATTTGAAAAAGCTTTTAGTGCTGCATTTAAAGCAGGTGAAGATACTTTTGAATTTGATGGTAGACAATATACAACAGAACTAAAGCGCCAAGCTAAAGGCAAAGGCGGTATAATCGTAGACCTAATGGCTTCTATTTTAGGTAAAAAAGCCACAGCAAAAAAGCTTGACATGGCTGATAAGGCTAAAGTTGCAGATGCTGTTCAAGAAGAACTTGACATCAATCCAAACTTTTTAGATGAACTAGAAGACGATGAGTTTGATTATTTGATGGCACGTATGCCTCAAGAAGAACAAGCAATGTTAGGGGCTGCTGAAGCACCAGTAGACGACATGGTTGAAATGATGCGTGGCATGGCTCCAAAAGAAGCTGCGCAACAGCTAGAGCTTTTTGGTAGCGAAAGAAATATTTATGAATATGCAGACTCTTTAAAGCCTCAAGATCTTCGTGAGTTTGTAGGAAATGTCAAGAAAGAAGATTATGAAATTTTTGGCAATTTTGATAATTTCTTGGAGCGTTTAGGTCCACGTCAAATGAAAGCACACGGCGGAGCAATTGGATTGCTAATTCCTGTAGAAGGCATGAAGCCCGATGCAGAAATGGAAGAAGACTACGTTTCATATGTTATGGACGAAACACTTTCAGACGATGAAATGGAATACGTAAACAAAGCACTAGAAGCTGATAACAGACTTAGTGAATTGTTTGATAAAATTGTTTTGTCTTCTGCAGAATTTACAGGTTCAGGTGAAGTCGATGGTCCCGGAACAGGCACATCAGATGAAATACCTGCACGACTATCAGATGGTGAGTTTGTATTCACCAAAAAAGCAGTAGACGTTATCGGCGTAGAAAAACTAGAAGAAATGATGAAAGACGCTGAAGAACAAGCTGAACGACAGAATAAGGCAGTTGGTGGACTCATGGATGATCCAACACAAGATGAAAAAGCTAACTTGCCAGATCAAGCTATGAGTGACGAGCAGATCGAGGAGCAAATGCTCGATGCTAATCGCATTCCTAGCTTAATGAGACGATAAGGCCACCTAAGAGGTTTTTAGCCCCTTATCATATTTATAACTTTTAGGCCACCTTGTAATGTTGAGACCCCATGTATTTGGCTACCTCAATAAGAAACAAGCCCCGAAAAGGAGAAAGACATGACTGAAGTAGAACAAGAACCACAAGCTAATCCATATAACGCTCGCAAGCCTTGGCACGAGGAGCCAAAAGCAAAGCAAGGATCAGCAGAAGGTCTATTTTTTGAAGAAGGTTCTGATGAGGCTACCCAAAACACGGCCCCTCAAAAACAAAACGGAACTAACTACAAAAAAAGGTATGACGACCTAAAAAAACATTACGATGAAAAGATAGCAGAATTCAAACAAAAAGAGCAAGAGTTGTTGGCACAAGCACAAAGTGCTCAACCATCATATCAACCTCCGAAGTCTGAAGAAGAACTTGAACAGTTCCGAACTGAATATCCTGATTTGTATGAAACCGTAGAATCTGTTGCACATCTACGAAGCCAGAAAGAAGTACAAGCCCTTCAACAAAAGATGCAGGTTATCGAAGAGCGAGAAGCAATGATCGCACGACGTGAAGCTGAAACTAAGTTGCGAGAGCGTCATCCTGACTTTGAAGATATTCGTGGAGATGACGGGTTTCATGACTGGGCTAAAAGCCAGCCTGAAGAAATTCAGAACTGGATCTATAATAACCCAGACAATGTTGGACTAGCAAGTCGTGCAATTGACTTTTATAAGATGGAAATGGGTTTAAATATTAATCAACAACCCAAAACTCAGTCAGGTCGCCAAAAGTCTAGACAGAATGCTGCAGACATGGTATCTACAAAAACAACTACTGTGGACACCAAGCAGCCTAAAATCTGGACACGACGGGAAATAGCTGCCCTGTCTATGGATGACTATGATCGCTACGAACAGGAAATAGATCAAGCCATCATGGAAGGCAGAGTAGTTAAATAACTTTGTTTTTTATTTTAGGAGATTTTTACAATGGCTAGTAACACATCTAACCCCAACTTTGACGGCGCAGCAGACGGTAACTTTAACACTGCTGGTAATTTTAACTTCCTGCCAGAAGTCTATTCCAAGAAGGTACTTAACTTCTTCCGTAAGGCATCTGTTGCAGAAGCAATTACTAACACTGATTATGCTGGTGAGATTTCAGCTTACGGCGATTCAGTACGCATCATCAAAGAACCAGTAATCACTGTTGATGAATATCAGCGTGGTGGCTCAGTAACTCAAACAGAGTTGACTGACACTGAAGTAAACCTTGTTGTTGATACGGCGAACGCATTCAAGTTCATCGTTGATGACATCGAAACTTCAATGTCTCACGTCAACTTCAAAGAAGTAGCTTCGTCTTCAGCTGCTTACGCATTGCGTGACGCATTTGACACAGGCGTAATTGCTGCTATGTTTGCTGGCGTACCCGCTTCTTCACCTAACCACATTCTTGGTTCAGATAGCGCAACTGATCTTGCGGCTGGTACTTTCGACGGTACTGGTAACCTTGACATTGGTTATGACTCAGGCGAGCACGATCCAATCGACGTTCTTTCACACATGGCACGTCTTCTTGACGAGCAAAATGTCCCTGAAGAAGGCCGTTGGTTCCTTGCTAACCCAGAGTTTTATGAGCAACTCGTTAAGAGTTCTTCAAAGCTCATCAACGTAGACTTTAACGCTGGACAAGGCTCAATCCGTAATGGTTTGGTTTCTTCTGGTAAGCTACGTGGCTTTGATATGTATAAGACCAACAACATTGCAGCTACTACTAACGCAGCTGGTAAGTGTATTGCTGGTCACATTTCATCAACATGTACTGCTCAGACTATCATCAACACTGAGGTCATTCGTGACCCTTCAAGCTTTGGTGATATTGTACGAGGCCTCCACGTCTATGGCGCTAAGGTTCTTCGTCCTGAAGCACTTGTCTCTGCCTTTTACGGCATCGACTAAAAATGGAGTGGGGGATGAAATACTCCCCCTTTTCTACTATGCCTCAGATTGGAAGTGAAAAAAATCCTATTCGTATGAGTTCAAAACGAACAACAAAAGTACGAGGAAATTACTTAAAGCACGAAGACAAGAAAAAATTTAACGACAACTACGATAGAATTTTTGGGAGAAAAAAAGATGATGAAAGGTGATAAGAAAAAACGATCAATGTACATGGGTGGCATGGAAGTAAACCGTAAGCCAATGATGGACGGTGGTTCTCCAAAGCAAGGACGTGCAGGTACTCAGCCTACATATGGCAGCACTGTAGCAAACGCAATGCCTAAGGGAAGCGCAAATTAATGACCACTCAAATTGAAAAAAAATCATATCGGTCTATTCAAGAAAAAGAGCGAATTTGTGCGGAAATGACTGAAAACCAATTCCCGTATCAAAAAGAAATGCCAATAAAGTATCCGAAAGCTCGTAACGAGCAGGAGCGTCCAGATGAAAGTCGAGGCACCTAAAGGCTATCATTGGATGAAAAAGGGCAAAGAATATAAGCTCATGAAAGATCCAAAAGATGGTTATAAACCCCACAAAGGAGCTTCAAAAGAAGCTAACTTTGAAATTCAAAAGGTTCATAAAAAATAATGGCTGCTACTTATCTTGAAATTACAAACGAGTTGTTGCGAGAGTTAAACGAAGTAGCTCTTACATCAGCTACGTTTGCTGGGGCTATTGGAGTTCAGCAACATATCAAAGACTGTGTAAACAGAGCATACCTTGATATTGTTAATGAAGAACCTCAATGGCCTTTTCTTGCTGTAGATACAAGCGGTTCTACAGATCCTTTTTATGGCAACACGTATGTTGATACAGTTGCGGGCACACGCTGGTATTTGCTAAAGCCTTCATCGAGTAGCTTGACAACAGACTACGGTTATATTGATTGGGATAATTTTTATTTAACAACTCTTGGCGTAGAAGGTGAGTCGGCTCCATATACTAGTAAAAATCTTACATTTACCACTACAGAAGAATGGAAAGATTTTGCACGTACAGCAGAAAATGCAGACGATGCAGATACTCAAAATCATGGAGAGCCTCGCAGAGTTATTATTAGTCCTGATAATCGTAAATTTGGTTTAAGTCCAATCCCAGACAAAGTTTATCGTGTATATTTTTATGCATATAATTTACCGACAGAATTAAGCGGACACGGGGATGAAATTGTATTCCCAAATATTTACAAGCCTGTGTTGCTTGCTAGAGCTAGATACTATATTCATCAGTTTAAAGAAAGTTCACAGGCTGCAGCATTTGCATTAGAAGATTATAAGCGTGGACTACGACTTATGAAATCTAATCTGATGTCTTCAACGCCTGATTACATGTCAACAGATCGTGTGAGGTTTGTCTAATGTCTCAGCCTTTTGGCATTTCATGTAGAGGCGGTTTAAACACTAACCTCAACCAGCTTGAAATGCTTCGACAGCCCGGACTTGCTACACGCCTTAGAAACTTTGAGGTAGATCCTGATGGCGGCTATCGACGTATTAATGGCTTTACGCAATATGGTGATACACGTCCCAATAGTGACAATGACATTCTTGGGATTTTTGTGTATGG